GTCTATCCAAGTCTTTCATCGTCTCTTGCCGTCGTTGGATAATAAAAAATCCCAGGAGGCAATAGCCAACTGAGAATCAATTAATGGCGGAGAAAGAGTCCGCTTGACTATATGGATTAGAGAGGGTTTCAGCGGATAACTCTAAAATATCCACCACTTTGTCCGCCAATGAAAGACAAAATAAAAGACGCTTCCAGCGTCTATAATCAAAGCACCGACCACCTAAAGGTTTTAACAATGCTTGCTCTGCCTCAGTATTTTAAGATTTTTCCCGCTGCTAAAGAAGAGATCGGTTTCGGCTTTGACGTTATCGTTTACGGCAAAGTTGCTGAGAGCGATCAGTGCCGCCCTTCCGAGACTCAGCCTCTTGCAGTAGCGCGGGTTCGTCCATGGGAGGTTTCGGGCGTTATGCCTCCCGACGCTACCGACCAAAGCAACCTTAACTTAATGCGTTGGGAAAGCCCGCTGAACTTTGAGGCTTGCTTGCCTGCGCTCTATGACGCAGTGGAGACAGGACTTGAAGCCGAGCAAAACGGAGAGTGGCTAGCGGGTCTTTGTAAGGATTTTATGTCTAAGCATTGGCGGGCATACGCTATGGCCATCGAGCACCTTAAGCTCTATTGCACACGCAACTACCTCATTGAGCGCGGCATGGAAACCAAGCCGAATATCTTCAAACTGCGGGATTACTACTGCTGATTACCTGTGGTTCTCTTGGCAGAACTCAATAGCTCGTCGAGCTTCTTGTAATAGTCGCTTACCTTCTGCTGCCAATCGGAGACATCTATTACGCTCTCTATCGGCGTCGGTCTTGGCTCGGCGCTCAAGCTCTTCGAGTTCGCCGCGCACCCTGTCAGCGTCGTCACGAGCACGAGACTCAGCAGTACGCAGATCAGTAAGAGAAGCCGAGAGGCGCGCTTGCTCGGCCTGCCGTTTCTCAAGAGCTGTCGTGAGCGCTGATATTTCAATACGGGCATTCTCTAATTCCTCTTGGTTCTGTCCTTGGTGGTATCCGAAAAGGTATGCAGAAAAGACCACAAGGACGGCGGCGATAAGGCGTAGGGTCATAGGAAAGTTTGGTATAATTTCACTCATAAAATATCCTTTTCAAATATTTTGTACTCCGCTCAGTGCTCCAACACTGGGCGGTTTTAGTTTTCACTTCTTAAAGAAAAGCTCTAGTTCACGAAGTCTCCGGGCCTTCAGCCCCTTCTCAAAGCTCGTGCCCGGGTTGCGGTAGCGGGGCCACCACGCTTTAATGCCCTCGTCGTTTTCTGCGTTAATCATTTTGAAGAGCGTGTAGCGGCGGCACTTGGTTAAGCCAAAGTTGTACACAAAGGACATCAGCGCCTTGAATTGATTCTCGTTGAGGTCAACGTGAACGAGACGGGCCAAGTCTTCCTGAGTGTTTACCAAGTCTTTGTCCAATAGGCGGTAGGCTTCTCCTCGGGTCACCATGTCGTTCTCAAACACGTTGCCCGTGTGTCCGAACCCAATAGTCCATACCCCTGCGGGGCACTTGTATGCGAGCGCTGAGAAGCCTTCCTGCTCGGCGACGAACTCGGAAGCAATCTCAGGGGGAAAGAGCATAAGGTTCTGCTTTCTCATTTATGCTCCTCTTTGTACTTCTGATAGAGTTCGTTGATCATCTCGGTGTTGTTCTGTATGGCTTTCTCGTTGGCCCAAATGCCGTGCTTGAGCTCGTCAAATATCACGTCGCGCTCGCAGTAATACCACCCTAGAAGGAAGCCGAAACACACGGCAATGGCGATGGCAACTGATCGGCAAAGGCGTATCGCCCATTCGTTTAATAGGACTGTCATGGTTTGTCGGCTCCTAATTTGCTGTCCAAGAATTTTTTGACGTAGTAGGCAATAATGCGAACGCCTAAGTACGCGGCCATGAAAGAGATACCGACCGCGGCAAGTTCATTTACGCCGTATCCCTCAAGAATCCAAAAGACGCCAATTGCTGTGACGCCTCCTGAGAGCGCTTCCCAAACGGCCTCAAACGCCGAGAACTCTATGGGTTTCTCTTTGCGCTTCTCCCGCCAATCGTCCACGTAACGCAAAAGTCCCGCGATAAGGCCGAGACCTCCGACGCAGCCGATCAGCGTATTGATTAGTTCTGTATGTTTCAGCATGACGCTCGGCTTCTCCCTTAGGTTTTATGTGTGTGTTATTTTGGAGGAGTGAAAGAGCGTCAAGTATCAGGAGGGTGGTACAATCAGAACCGGTTTTTTTTATTTATTAACTAACTTATCTAGTTCATATAGAGAAAGACTATTCCAAAACTTTTAGGTGGTTTGGGAAAAGCTCGTCTGAGGTTAGTCGGACGAGCTTTTTCTTTCAATACGCACACCTGACGAAAAGCCCCTCGAGTGAGGGGCGGAGCGGTTAGGTGGAAGCAGCTAGCGGATAAAGCCGTAGTTCGACATCCTTAACATGGTTTCCGCCAAGGCTGACATAACTACCCTTTGTAACGGGCATACTAAACTTGCCGCCGCCATTAGCCCACGGAACTAGCGACTGAGCCCCGGGGCCAGCCGCATAGCTGGATTCATTCGTTCCGGTAAATGAGACAACAAGAACGCCGTCGTTAGGCATTACGCCCTGATAGATAGAGCCCCAATCGTCATTAACGTCAGTTCCTGTCATCACTATTGGAGAGGCTCCCCAGGCAGGTTGAGCAAAATGCGCGGCTTCGGTTTTTGTTGTTCGGGTATTCAGTAATAACTGGAGGAGCGACTTCAGCATGACGCACCTCCAAACATCTGATCAATTGTTCCCCTCGACTTTGTATATTCGAAGATAGGCAGTAGAGAACTGATTTGATTGCCCAATTGCGTAGGTAAGTTCTTGACCTTTTTTAGCGTAAGCCCAGATCGATAGGTTTCCATTCGCAGATTGTCCGAGATTGATAAGGTTGAACCCTCCAATATCAGCAAACCAAACTCCATAACCTCTGAGGTTGACAACCCCCGTGTACGGCATCGTGAATGGGTGACCTTCTCCATCTGCAATAACAGGTAGTTCAGAAGAGCTTTGAATAGAAATTGTTGACTGATCAGCCACCCACTCCCGCTTGTTCTGTAAGAATTTCTCTGCAAAGAGCTGTACCAATGACTTAAGCATAGGCCACCTCCTTGCAGAAGAGCGTTCTTAAGAGTTTGTACCCCCCCCCGATTAGCCTATAAAATCGAGCCGCTAGATTCTTGCTATGAGAGGAGAGGAGGAGGCATTTTTGGCCTTTGGCTAAAGCCAAGTTGACGCCGCTAATCTGAGCATTAGAGCGACAGACATAGCTACCACGCACTTCTCCGTTATTTTCTACACGGGCAGCGATTTGGGAGCCATCTGTTACGGATTCTCCTTGAAATTGGATATACCCATCACTGGGTGCAGTGTATTGTCCAATCGCACCCCAACTCCCGATAGAAGTTGAATTTAGAGAAATAGCCGTCCATGTATCGGACGGCATAGCCTGATGTCCTACAAGCTCGGATTCCTGTTTGCTGTAGAACTTGCTCAGCAGGAGGCTCAATAAACTTTTCAGCATAATGCGCCTCCTGTCAAAGGATTAAAAGTCTGAACTTGCTTTGTAGAACCAAAGAGAATAATCGGTTGTACTTCCGCCACGGCACAAGAACTTAATCTGTGTCCCTTTTTTAACGTAACAACAGATCCCGGCTCCCGCAGTGTTTCCGTTAAGAATGGAAGCAAGTGCCATCTGCCCGTTCTCGACTTGGATTTCAAGAGCTGAGACTGTATTTGAGTTGCATCGAGAAGTTGCCCAGCCGTTGCACGGAGCGATGTAACTAAAGAAATCCGTGGTGCTTGTGCAAGGGATATTAATGCCCTGATGGATGATAGGAGCTGATTGTTCTGAAACCCAAGATTTTTTGCTTTGCAAAAACTTCTCGGCAAATAATTGAACGAGGGCTTTAAGCATGACTGAGCCCTCCGAACAAAGCAATTATACCCCCCCCCGATTGCCTTTACTACTCGCACAACAGGATTATCTCTGTTCGTTCCAAACACTGACCACGAATCGCCTTTTGCTACTGGTACGAAAACTCCTTGAGTTTGCCCGGAGGCTGTTGCTTCGATTTGAGAAAACATTGCGGCGGTATCGTTCGTAACTCTGACGTTTGCATTCGAGCTGGTAGCTCTGGCCGAGACTCTAACGAAGCCGTCAAAAGTGGCGACACCTTTTGCCATTTCTCCCCACGCCTGTACAGCCGTAGCAGTTACAGTGACGTAACTCGAGCTAGGCATAGCGCTATGCGCCGCCTCGCTCGGTGTCGTTCGGCTATCGAGTAGCCGCTGAATTAAAGATTTCAATAAGGCCATTTAAAAACCTCCTTGTCTCATAGATTGTCTTGCATTGACTTTCTGTTGAAGCTCGTAAGCCAAAGCGGTAGGAAACTCAGGCCACGCCACGAACGGGAAACCCTGCTCCTCAGGCAGGTTTCTTAAAGCCTGTCTGTAGGTCTCAAGCTCGGTGCGGTCTGCGTCTTCAAGGGCTGATCTCTTGGCTCCTGCACTTCTTGCCACGGTAATATCAGGCAGTTTCACGTAATCGTCTGTGTCGCTGATACGGGCGTTTCTCTCGGCTTTGATCTCGTTGCTGTAGCGCTCTTTGCAAAATTCATCTGAGTTTTCCGGAAGGTCTGCCTGTGTGTAATATTTCCCATCAGCGCTCTGATACAGCTCGTCAGTAATCAACTGAGATTTGACTGCGAACTGCTGCCCCGTCTTGAACTTGACTTTGGCTTTACCGATCAAGGGGCGCTCAAGAACTTCAACTTTGAGGTTGTCGGCTTTCAGGTCAGGCGTTGTGAATGTGTAGAGGTCATATCCATATTGGAAACCCTCGGGGCGGTTAAGCGACTCAATCGGAATTTCCTCTTGAACCTTGTCGCCTTTCAGGTACTTCTTATCAACCAGTGCAATCAGCTCAACAGAGCACGGCTCGACATGGAACCCTTGAACGTCCGACAAGGACGTGATTCTGCCGTTGCCCATCTTCACGCCGTAAGCCTTGACAGGACGGGACAGCGCCTTGGTTAGGTACTGCTGCTTGATCTCTGCAAGAGTTGTCATGCTCATTCCCCTAAATACAGATCTACACCTTCAATAGCGCCTCTTTGCCGCAGAACCTCCGCATACTCTTTCATGAGTTCAAACTGCTTTACAAGCATTTCCTTCGGACATTTGGGAGTGAAATTGAGTTCTCCCTTTTCCCATTTGGTCAGCAGGTTTTCTAGCGCATCCTTACGGATTACAAGCTGTTGATATTCAGCCAACATCCGATCTTTATAGTCATCCGAGCACATCAGCTCGATAGTTTCTCCGATATATGCCATTGTGTTTACTCCTTATGAATCAGATTCTTCTTCGAGGGCGTCGATTTCCGCTTGTGTCGCGCCGTTGTCTAAACAGAGTTGTTTAAGAATAGGGATGAGATAGGCGTCCACTGCTGCGGCAAATGAGGCTGTGACCCATGCTGTTATCGCTGTGGCAAACGAACTTGAGAACGCAGAGGCCCATCCGATGTTTGTTCGAGCTTGCGCCCGCTGAGCGTCTGTAAGATTGTTCTGCTCTGTGTACAAAATGGCCGTCGGAGCTGAACCCGTATCGCCCTTTGGCCCGTCATTACCCGTCTCCCCTTTATCACCCCTCGGGCCTTGAACGGAAAGTTTTATCCAATAGGTCTCGTTGGTAAGTGCGGTTCCTGCGGGCGCGGCTTTAATCGCCTCATAGACATAGCCGTCGGCGTCCTTCACTCGGTCAAGAATGCTGTATGCGGTCGTTGCGCTATACGTGCCTTTCCACGTGTAACGCACCTTTCCGATATTAAGCGTTGGCATAAGTAGCTTCTACCTCCCCGTTGTCGTTAATTGAAAATTCAGCAGGTGCAAGCCCCACATATTCGAGCTGAAGCATTCCCTCTCCGTTTACTTGAAACTGCCCGAAGCACGTTGCATACGGGCTTTGGCCCATAGGCCCCGCTTCACCGCGCTCGCCCGCGGGCCCCGGACTGCCCTGTAAACCGCGCTCACCGCGGGGGCCGCGAAGATTTGAAATCTTTGCTCCCACTGTGGCAGTTGTCGCGGTTACTGAGATAACTCGGAACAGGTCCCCGTTAGTTGTGTTAAGAACGAGGTCTCCTGCCTTGATGTATGTAGAAGGCGTCAGGTTCGACAACGGAAACGTTTCATTCTCGGAGATGGTCGGGCTTGTGCGGGTAGAGAATCCTGATTGCGAAGCAACTGTCTGAATCTCTTGGAGTATCTGCTGACAGGTCAGCTTGTCGTCGTTCGTTGCGCTGGCATTGGCCTGAGCTTGCGCCGCCAATGCTTCAATGGCTTGAAACGTCAGCATCATTGCGTCAATCTGTGACTTGATCGCCTTCACCTCTGCAACGTCTGCTTCCACCGTGGCGTACACAGACTGAGCCAACTGCGCATACTCCCCGGCGGTCGCAGCGACCTCCAAGACTTCAGTCAGCACTTCTTCAGGCGTCTTGTCCTGCGTGTACGGCACGACAAGCGCGCGATCCGCGAGAAGTCTCACCTGCTGAATCAAGGCGCAGAGCTTGTCAAAAACCTCGTTTAGCGTCTTAGGAGAAAAAGACCCGAGGTTCATCAGATGCGTCTTTTGCAGATACGGAATGGACGAGACGATGCGGAACTTCAAGTCTGCCGCGGGCGCCGTTGTAAACGTCACGCTCCCGCCCGGGTAGCCCTCTTGGTCTTCGTTAAGCGTTACTGCGTAGAGGTCGCTCGACATCACCTTCTCAGAGGATTCTCCCGTAGCCTCGTAGATCGTGATGTCGGTACCCGCGTCAAAAACCTTGAAGGCGAAGGCGTAAGTCTTGGTCGAGCCGTCGCCCACGAGCAACTGCGAACTCCGCGCTTCTGTTGAAATACTCATAGCTTCTCCTTTTTCTTGGCAATTCTGAATGAGGGAGTTCGCGTCAAGTATCAGTATTCCGAATAACCGAAGATGATTGCCAACGGGTTATCCGTCTTACCGCGCTCGATAGCGTCGATACCCGTCATGGCACGGGTGATCGGAGCCGCAGGCAGTCCGAATATGGCGCCCGTCATGTTGGTAAGCGACTTCCAAAAAGCCATATCGAAGTCTCCCTGCTCGACCTGCTGAGCAAAGCGGCGAACGTCTTGGAACTTCTTCATGCCCGACGGCCCTGTATAAGAATCCGTAATGCCCGAGAACTCACGCAGGAAAACGAAGAGTCCGAGGTTAAAGTCCACGACAGACCACGGTGCTTGTTCCACGCAGTGCTCCCACCAATCGTCCGGGTCGGCTCCTGCAACGCCCGCCTTAATGCCCTCCCGCAGGAACGTCTCAATCACGGGCTGAAAGCAGAGGAGAAGAAGCGCGTCGGCGGCAAAAGCCATTCGGCCCTTCGTGTGCTTGCTCACCATCACCGTATTCAGAATGGAGTTGAAGAACGTGTAGAAGACCGTGAAAATTCGAGACAAGGGGCCGCCGCGCTCGACCGCAGACAAGTCCATCAGGCGTCCGCCGCCCTGTGCGTCAACCACTGCGCGGTCTGCTCTTGCCACGGCCTCGGCGTCAACACAGCCCTCGGACAGTGCTTTCTCATAAGCACCGAGCCACGTGGGCACGTCCACTAACATCTGAGTGAAGACGATCATAGAGTAGGCGTAGCGTTCCACGTTGTTTCTGAAGCGTCCTAACGAGCTTTCGGAATAAGCCTGAATCTCGGCCAATTCTCTAAAGCGCGTTCTTGCGCGGTTCTCAAACGCACCGCTCTTGCCCGCGGCGAACTTGAAGGCCGCTCTCGGCCCCATTGTCAGGAAGCGAGACAGACCCTTGGCAGTCCACTTATGACCGATGACCGCTGTGGTATTGATAATGCCGATGGGCTGAACAATAGCCGTGATGACGTTAAGGCCCAACGCGGCAATAGAGATACCTGATGTCACTACTCGGGATATGGCGTCAAGACCCTCGGGCTGAGAGACATTCCCCGTGGCAATAGCTTTGCGCCACTCGTCGATAGCACCCACTGCACGAGGCCCCCAATAATCCGCAAGCGTCGGGCTGACTCGTTTCAGAATCTTGCCTGAATTGACTACCCACTCTTCCCAAGCGAGACGGTGGATTTCCGCGTCGAGACCTTCGAAGGCCGCACGCAAAGTCAGTGTCACGGCAAGACCTTCTACCTTCTTAGCGCGCTTCTCTAAGAACCCTTTGGCGGTGTTCTGACTGCGGGAGGCCGCCGCTACCTGACTTAAAGCGTCTTTCATATCGGCAAGCTCTGCTCCCTTACGGCTTGCCAAGCGGTCGTACACAATGGGGTAGTACCCGCCCTTGAGCTGTACGAGCGTACCGTCTGCGAGCGTAAAGCTGATAGGACGCGGAGGAACGAGCTCAGGCGTTCTGCCCGTTAAGCGCTTTGCCTGCGCCATAACTTCGGGCTGAAGCTCGGCGAAGGTATCCCATACTTCTTGGACGGCTTCGAGCTCTTCCTTGGTGAGCGTCTCTCCAACGATCTGAATCATCTCGGCGGCAGTGAGTTTGCGTCCGCCTGTCGCGGGTTTCCAAAGGGCAGAACCCGAGACCAAGCGGTCGAAGTTTCCTTCGTTGCCCATGTTCAGAGCCATAGCGATAACTTGACTTCGGGTGAAGCTCGACTGCGCAAAGTCGTAGTAGCGCGCTTTCTCGAATGTCTTGCGGCCGAGAATCTTGAAGGCTTTAAACAGGCGCTTCGCAAAATGAACCTTCAACTGTTCCTCGTGCGTCGCCGCTTCGTCGGCGGGTTTGATAATGGCCTCGAAGAGATTACCGTTGCGCTTGCCGTCCATTGCCGCAAAGAGCGACGGAATGCGGGCGTGCGCCATTCCGATCTTATCGAGTGCGTCCTTGACCTTGGCACGAAGCCCGACGTTTTCCATTGCGCCCTTGGCCTCGATACCGTGCTTCTGTGCATTGGCGATCACGCCGTCGGAGATTTCAACCGCGACGGTATCCAGCTCTATGGTCTCGCCTGCAAGCTCCACCGTGTTCACGTCGCGCCCCAACTTCATAAGCTGACGCACTGCGGCTTCCAGCTCTTGGGCAAGTTCCACGGGCAGTCTCTCGGGGTCAGCGTCCTTACCTCCGAAGGCGTCGCGAATGCGGCTCTCTAAGTCGTCCTCGATGTTGGGCTGAATCTCGCCTTGATCTTTGCATTCCTGATTGAACTCAGCGATTGACACGGCGTCGCGGGTCAAGTCCTCGGAGACACTGTAGCCCGCAGTGGCAAGAAGTCTCTGCGCCATAATCAGATAACGAGTGGACGTGCCCTTGATCTCTTTACGGTTCTTAATTCGCTTATAGAGCTTTTCTGCTCGGGCCTGCTGCTTCTCAATTTTCGTTGCTTCGTTTGCTAAGCAAAGCTGATAAAGCTCCTGTCTTTTCAGAAGTGCGGCCTGCTTCAAGTCTCCGCGCTTTAAAGCCGCGAGTGCTTGACGGGCTTTAGCCGCCGCCTGATTGCGGTAGTTCTCTGCATGGATCTCTTTCGAGCTCTTGCGAAGCAGAGCCTCTTTTGCCACATCCGCAAAGAAGGAAGCGTCAACGGTTCGGTTCTGCGTGCGTTCCAAAGCATTGATCTCAATGGCGACCACTCGGGCGCCTGCGTCCTGAGAGACCGCTTCGTCGGCAAGTTTCTTGATAGCCTCAGGCGTCGCGATCTCGCTTCGCTCCGTGTCCATTCTCTGTTGGGCTTGAGCGTCCACAATGGCGTCGATGTCGGCGTTGGCTAACAGGTCTTTAACCATCTCGTCGGCGCTTGTGTAGCCGCGGTCACGTGCGAGGTCTTGCGCGCTCACTTGGCTTGTGCCCTTGGTGTGAACGTAAAGGAGTTTGGCCTTCTTTAAGGTCTCGATTTCCTCGTCGGTGAAACCGAGTTTAGAGAGCTCGCTCTTAGTGAGTTTCGGGCGGTACTTCGTGCCGTCGGCCTGCTCTTCTCCGTCGCGCAAGAAGGACATCAACTGACCCACGCGGGTCTGATCGAACTTCGCTCTTTCCTCTTTGACAAACTGCTTGCGCGCTTCTTTTGCGTCCTTGGTTATGCGCTTTTCCATCTGAAGCGTAAGGCGCCCCGTGCGGTGGGCGTTACGGAGTAGACCCGACATCAGATACTCATAGGCCTCTGCGTCGCGCTCCTGCAAAGCGTCCTCGTAGTCTTGGAGCACACCCGGCTCTACTAAGCCCACGAACTGCTCCATCAGGTCAAACATCTGACAGCGCATTTTCGCTTCCGTCACCTGTTCCTGCGCGATAAAGAGATTGTCGAAAAGCTCCTTGGTCTGCGGATTAAGTTCGGCCCCGGGGATGCCCGAAAGCACGTAGTACACCTTCTTGAGGAAATTCGAGAACTGACGGAAGAGCGCACGCAAGCCTCGCGTCGGTGCGCGTCCATCCATAAGATAAGCCTCATAGGTGCGAGCAAACTTCTCGTGCAGAGGGCGTTGCTGTTCTAAGGTCATGGCGCCCCACTGCGCAAAGGAGTCAATGCCCAGCCATTTGAGCGCCGCTTTAGTCGCGTCGAGATAGTGCTTCTCGCCCTCGGTCAATTCTTGGGTCTTGGCCTTGTTCTCCAAGTCCTCTGCGATCTTGATACGGTTGTGCAGGAACCAATGACCGGACTCGTGTACTAGCGTGCTCGGGTCGGCAGAGGCCCAGCGGACGATAATGTTCTGTCCCGGGAAGAACTCGCCCTTGGAACCCTCGGCCTGCTTAATACCTGCGGCGTTGGCCTGAGCGGGGTTCGCCGCTAGTTTCAGGCCATGTGCTCTCCAAAACTCGGTCGGCGTCATGCCGAGGTCTTGAGCCGCTGTCATTGCCAAAGACAAGCAGAGTCCTGTCATAGCGGCCTGCTCTGTCTGCGGCGCGCCTGACTTCTCGAAGACAGAGGCGATCTCCTTGGTGAGTGCCTTGATTTCATTCGGCGTTTCTTTAGGACGCACACGCTCCAAGCGGTTTGCAATCGGCTCTGCGGCTTGCGCATTTTGCTCGGCAGATTGTACATTTTGCCTAGCTAATTGTTCATTTTGCTCGGCTGGTTGCTGTCCTGCTAAGGCGCCTGCCACGTTGTCTATGGCCTGAGAAACGGCGTCGGCGATGTCAACTACAGGGTTGTCAGCCTGCGGCTCTTCCGCGCCTTCCTGCGGTGCCTGCTCAGAGGCTTGGCCCTCGTCCTCCATCCCTTCCATTTGGTGCAGGGACGGCTCGTCGGCTAAGTGCAGAAGCGGCGCAAGATCGTCGTTGATGTCGGAGCGGGCGATACGCATAAGGTATTCACCCGCAGGAATAGCGATCTCGCTACCCGACTGCAAAGCGGCTTGGAACTGCGAGGCGGCGCTCGGGGACAACTGCACAAGAGCTTCTGCAAGCCCTGCGTCCTGCACGGCCTGCGCGTCGATATAGACCTCGCTGTGGCCCACGGCTTCGCCCACTTCTTGGAAGTAGCTCTCAGCCACATCAGGTGCGCGTTCAGCTAAGACGTTCTCGCGGGCGAGCTGTCCTAGGCCTTTGAAGTTCTGCGTGCGGGCTTCCGCCTTGGCCTTTTCCACTTGATGAGTCAGGTAGGCGCGGTGACCTGCGGTCGCGATCTCCTGCGGTGCAGTGGTAAATTCGCCCACCATTTCAGCCAAGACATCAGACCAAGAAGTAATGCGTCCCTCAGAGGCGATCTGGCCTAAGGCTTCGCCCGTGCCGCCGAGCGCACCTTGAATCGGCGCTTGGACAAGTGACTCGGCCATAATGCGGGACGGAGCAGAAAGTTTGGCGTGCAGTGCTTTAGGCAGTAGCGTCTTAGAGGCAAGACCTGCGGACACGGCGTCAAGCAGTGCGACGGGGCCCGCGTGGAGCGCCGCTTTCTCTCTAAATTCTGCGAGCTTAGCTGGGTCGGAGATTGCGCCTTGGATGTCCTCAGCGGTCAGGCCACCCTTTCCTTCCTCATTGATCTTTCCCATCAGGGTGGAGTTTCTATCCAGCCCGTAGGAGAAAGCACCCGTGACCGCCGCGGCACCTGCGGGGCCCGCTAATGCAGAAGCCAAGCCGATAGACGGCATGGCAGGTGCATACTGAATGAAGGACTCCCAAAACAGCTCAGGAACAATTCCCGGATGCGTCAGGATGTAGCTTGCCGAGTCTCCGAGTTCTGTCTGCTGTGCGAACTCCTGCTTGGCCTGAGATTCGGGAAAGAGCGCGCTCATGCGGTTTGCGGTCGCGGCTTGTGTCGCATACTGCGTCTGCTGTTTCTGCAATTCCTCGCGCATTCCCTTGATGTTCTGCGTGAAAAACTGCATAGCGATATTGGCGATGTTCTCGTCTTTAATGCCGAAGACCTCCATAGGAGTCTTGCCTTCGCGAAGCTCAGCGGTCATCTGATCGAGCCGTTCCAAGCGCGCCGCCGCGTCATCGAGCTTACCGATGTTGCCCAGCCCCGGCATGGTATTGAAAAGACCGAAAGAGCCGCGAGCGATTGCGTTGCGGCTGTCCTTGAACCAACGGTCATCATCATACGGATTGCCCGTGATCTTGAAGATTGCCTGCTCCAATAGCCCTGCGCTTGCCACGTCATCCTTTACGAGCTGAGCCTTCTCGGGGTCGGCAACAATCCTTTGGAGATAGACGGGCGTGGTGGCCTGCATTGCGGCGTAGTCAATGTCCTGCGCCTGTCTTATCGCCACTTCCTTGGGCGTCATCTGCGCGGCTTCCGTCGGCGTAATGCCGAACTGCCGAGCAACCGCAAAGTTCTTAGCCGCCTGCTCGGGCACAATGTCTTGCTTAAGAGCGTCGGTATAGGAGAGCGCGGCAGACTGCACCGCGGCCTTTTTCATATCGTCTTCAAAGGACATAACTTTTCCTTAATCGTTTCCGAAACCGTCGAAGGTGTTGTTGAGCGGGGTCTGTGCGTTCTCAGCCGCTTCACCATCCATCTTTTCCTTTTTCCAAAGGGAGCGCGTGTACCACTTCAAGGTTTCGAGCGCGTCGGGTTCTCGGTGGTAGAGCCACCTGAAGGTCTTTCTTACGTAGTCCAAGCGGGGCTGAGAGAAGCCGTCGAAGGAGAACCCCTGAAGGTTGGTGTACTTGCGGGTATCAAGGTTGACGAGCGCCTCATAAATCTCGCCCTGCGACGGGTCGGTGTTCGGCAGGCCGAGGCGTTCGCGCTTCAAGGTGGCGAGCTGTTTGCCAATGGCATAGAGATTTCCGCGCTTGGTGGTGTTGGCGTCCTTGGCGCTAAGCTGAGAGAAGTTCTTTTTAGAGTCGGGCATGATGATGTTGTTGGAGTCATACTCATGGCCTAAGAACTCAGTCACCATCTTCTCTACAGTATCAGCACTTGTGTCCTTACCTTTTTGCATAAGGACTTGCAACTTTTCAGCGGCAAAGCCTCGGAACATACCGAGCATATCCGACTGCTTGTTTGCGTCTAAGTCTTTCCATTCCTGCGCTCCGTAAATGCGCTTGAATGCCTGCGTCATGCGCTCGACGCTAAGCTCGTACTCAGGCTTGAACTTGCCGACTTGAGCGTCTTGGACGTTCAATGCCTGCTGCTGGCGCGCCATTGCGTCCTTCTCTTTGAGGCGCGCTCTTTGATCGTCAAGAGCTTGGCGAACATTTCCGGGCACGGCAGCGCGCACCAACGTATAGCCCGCGTCGCTGAGCTCCAGCAGGGCCTTATCGTTGGTCATGTATTTGGTGTAGAGGTCACGGTCTCCCGACTGATCGTTGTTTCGGAAAGCCTTAACCTTGGACGCGATCTCGGCAAAGTCGCTCGGGGTCACGCGGTTCTTGAGTTCGACAGGTACATTGCCGATGTCGAAGCTGTTCTCGAAGCACCAATTGAGAATCGCCGCGCCGCCGTTCTCGCGCTCTCTCATGTCGGATTGCCGTTGCTTTTCCAACTGTGCATAAGCTCTGTCGGTGATGTTGTTGCGGTGCGCGATGTCGTAGCTTGCCCTCGGGTCGAGTTCAAGCACCTTATCTTCCACTTGTTTGCGGGAAGCGTATTCACCGTACTTTTGGAAACTTGCAGGGTCGAAGATCGAGCCGCCGCTACCCGATTTCATAATCGCGGAGTTATATCTTTCTCTAAACTTCGTCACATAGTCACGGCTATGCGGGCCGAGGTAGTCGAGATAAGACCCGCCCTTCTTGGCGGCCTCGGTCAACGCCTTCTTAACTGCGCCTTCTCCTGCGTGATACGCGGCTGCCGCCAATTCAAGCTGTCCGCCGAACTGACGCACGAGATAGTTGTAGTGAAGCAAGCCAAGCTCGATGTTGTAGTCTCGGTCTTTCAAGAACTTATCCTTGTCCCACACAACGCCGTTTCGCTTGGCGGTTTCCTCTGCGGTGCCGATCTGCATTTGCGCCGCACCGTAAGACCATTTGCTTTGGTCTTTGGGCACCGAGCCGTCGCGGTAACGCCCGACAAGCACTTGACCTGTCTTGGTATCGAGCTGATGTCCGCCGCTCTCCATCCCAATGCAAATGCCGAAGCCGTGCTCGGCAGTACCGAGCTTGTACGGCGGCATTCCGTTATGACCGAAGATTTCCGTATTGCGCGTCAGACTTCTTGTCACGCTGTCCACCATGTTGGTATCGCTGATCTTATTAGCTTCCTGATCGACCAAGTTGCGCGTGCGCACAAGGTCGGAGGCGGTCATCAGGTCACCGTGTTCTTTCAAGAGGCGCTGTGCGTCAGCAATACCTCGCGGGTCGTTTTGGATGTCGGCGAGAATATTGGTAATGGCGCCCGCCACGCCCTTGGATACCTGCTCACGGGCATAAACTTGGGCCGCGGCTTTGTCCAATCCCAAGAACTCACGGGCATAGAAAAATGCGTTGTTATCGGCGAGCTTCTGATTCGCTTCAAAAGAGGCGGGGTCGTTAATGCTCTTAACCATCCCGTTGATACCAATGGCGATATTGCCTTCGGCAGAGGACTTTTTCCATGCGTTGTTTTGCTCTAAGACAAAAGCGCTTGCGGAGTTGTAGACCTGATTACGGCGATTGATGTAGTAGCGGTCTTCAAACTGCTTGAGCATTTCAGGTGTGAAGCCTTGGGTGTATTGACGCTTAGCGGCTTCCAACCCCTCGTCCACGCGCTGAGCAAGACCCTTGCCGTCATCATCAGGCATACAGGCCTTCTCGCCCAAGAGCTGTCTCCATCCGCCCTGCGGCTTGCCGTCTTCTCCCGGAACACCGTAGGTACTTTCGGTGATGTAACGCTCCAAGTCGCCGCGGGCACGCTCGATCTTCGCCTCGTTCTGTCGGTGCTGGAAGTAAAGCGCGGCGCGAGCCATAGGTTCGTAGTTCGGCTGCTTGACCTGCACACGGCCCGTCGGGTCCATGAAGTCGGTGGTGCCGACGTTGACGGTCGGGATTAAGTCTTGTGTCTGATTCGGAATTAAACCTGCCATTATCGTCTCACTCCTACACCTGCTCTAAAGGCTTGCCAATAGCTCGCCACTTTGCCCGGGCCCTCTAAACCTGCGGCAAAAGCGTTGCCGAGCGCCACGTCGCTGTTGGCAGAACCGAGAATGCCTAAGGCATTGGACTGACCTGTGAGCGACGCGCCCTTAGCGGCATACCCCCAAGACTGAGCGATAGCGTTAAGCTCCGCGGTCTTCATGTCTTCGCCCTTTAAAAGATCGGTCGTCGCCATAATCTCAGCGATGTTGCCCGTGCCAAGTCCAATGCCGTTGGCGGCGGCTCTCGTTCTCTGCGTGGCTTTGGTCTGCCCTGCCTTGCGGGTGAGTTTTCCGATCATGGCCTCGCCTTGGCGTCGGCTCATTTCAACGCCCATCTGCATGGATTCGGCATTGTTGGCGGCGATCTTGCTCTGCGCTTTCTGCACGGCGGCCTGCGTCTTAGAGGAGGCCCAAGCACTGTAAGCACTGCCTAGGGCTTGGCCCACGGTAAGCCCCAACCCCACAAGACCGAAGGTGTTGCCCCAATCGGTCTCTGCCTTAGCTCCTGCGCCTGCCCCCTGCGCGGCTCTCGGCTCGTAGCCGTAGTCAAGAAAAGCCTCCTGCTGCGCGGGCGTGACCGGACCGAGGCGCGCAAGCTCGAACTGCTCCTGCTCGGCAGGTGTAAACATTCGCGGCGTATTGGTTTGATAACTGTAGTAAGAAGACATGAAAATCCCCACGTGGTTGTGGGGATAAGGTAACGCTTCAAATTGTCGTCAAGTGTCAGCCCGCGAGGTCAACGGTAAGACCCGTAATCTTCAGCGGCAGAGGGTCAGCCTGCCTTACGCAGGCCTTTCCCTCGTCTTTCCATGAAGGTGTCGTCAGCACGGCAACCGTGCCCGTGACAGCGTTGGGCGGGGCACCGTATGGCTCGTCCGTTCTCTGTTTGTTCTCAGTCAGCTCCTCAAACGACGGGCCGACCCAAATGCCGCTGGAACGATAGACCTGTAGCCAAGCCTTATTGATATTGGCGGTGTGGCCGCGGCCATAAGAGCCGTCGTTAAGCTGAATGGCAATCGGTAAGGTCTGAAGTTCTGCGGTGATCGGCAGTCCCACGTGAATGACCGAGTGCTCTTCCGGTAAGGTAATCTTCCCGTTTTTGACTTTCTGCGGCGGCATGACGGCACCGTCTCCCAAGACCGCGACTGTACAGCCTTCGAGGTGGTTCAAGCCTTGGAGGGTGGACACGGGCACGCCTCGGTAAGTAAGGCCCGAGTCAACGTAGAAAGACTCTTCCAACGTAGCGGCGGACATGGTACCCATGCGCTCGACGTAACGAACGTAAGCTCCGTTCACAAGACGGCGGACAACCACGTAGAGGCGGTCTTCCTCGCCTTCGGTCACGACGGCGCAGGACTCGAAGTAGCCTTCCTTGGTAGTATGCACGTGCCAAGCGCCGACGTTTTGCTCGGGCAGATAGGTAAGGCCATAAAGCTCTCCCTTGTTCGTCGCACCCCAAATGATCTGCTCAGGCGCCGCCGTGACACTTAAGTCCACGACGCGCTTGCCGAGTTCAAAGAGATGCGGGGCGCGGATAGAGAGGTCGCTCGTAATGAAACCGTTGGCCTGCCAATTGTAGCCAAGCTCTCGCAGGTGTCCGCCGCGGGAAGCGGCATAGACCGCCGTGTTGTTGATGATGACAGGCTGGACGGGAGAAGCGCCGATGTAGCTCTGCGGTTTTACAGAGATGGAGTTCGGCGTTAAGGCGTCGGAGTTCACCGACGTAATGCGGAACTCGGCGGTCTCAGTCAATGCAAGAAGCTGAGAGATCGGCACCAAGTGCTGTACACGCGAGGCTTGTTGCGCGGCGATACGGAACTTAATGCGGTTGTCGTCTTGGGTCGGAATGGTGTAGCTCATATCCGACTCAGTGCCCGGACGTGTTCCCCAAAGCATTTGGGGTCTGACACGAGTGCCGCCGAAAAAGCGCCGTTGCTCGTAGTACGTCACACATCCGGGATAGTCACCAATCGCGCCGAGCGAGAGGCTTACCGTGGCGCCCGAGCCATAGTCGGCATAGACCGTGGCTGTCGGGTTGGTGTAGCCTTGGCCTCCGTCAAGGATGTTGACTCGCGTCAGCTTCCCGTTGGCAAACTCGGGCGTTAAGACCGCGCCTCGGCCCGTCGGGTCGGTGACGATGATGCCGCGGTGTGTAAAACCATTTGCAAACACACGACCCGACGCAGGTGCCGTCGTTCTCACCAAGTTGAGACGCACCTGTGTAGTATCGTCCAAACCGTAACCGTCGATGTTTCCCGCGTCCATTGTCAGCACGGGGTGCGCCGTGCAGTCAATAATCAATCGCGGCTTAACATAACCCGAGCCCGCCTTCTTGATTCTCAGACCAATCAAAGGCTTTATCGCCACGTAACCTGTCTTCTTTTTATCGAAGCCGTGGAAGTCGATGTCATAGACTTTGTTCTTATCCGACTCAAGAATCGGCTCGATCTCAGCTCCGCTTCCCGTACCCGCGTCGTCAACGACGTAAATGTTGTATTGGAAGTAGTTAATGTAATCGACGAGGTTCAATACTTCCCAAGCGTTGTACCAAGCGTGGTACGCAGGGATTTGCATTTTCCTTTCCGTGCGCCACTCTTCCTGTGAGTCCAGCGTGACGCTCGTAATCTCACCGTTCGGCCCCACGTAGCCTGTGCCTGCGTTGGTGATCGTCGCGGATTGAATGGAGCCTGCCGATTGAAAGATCGTGTCGTATCTCGGCGGCGTGATGGACTCGTCGGCCGCGATGTTGTCGTCCGTAAATGTCAGGGCGTTGGTCTCCCCGATGTAGCCATAGACGCCCGACAAGGACTTATAGACGCGGTAGCGGTTAGCGCCTGTCACGGCGCCCCATTGAATGACATTGTTGCTCTCGTTGTGATAAAGATTACAAGAGATGGTGAACGCAGTGCTTGCGCCCGACTCGATGGTCCCCTCGTCGGTTTCCTTCAGAGCCGTGACGACGTAGCGGACATTGAAGCGGTTCTCGCTCGTGTTGCCGTTGGCGTGGTAAGTCACGCCGCTGATGGTAGGCGCGGAGATACCAAGAGCAAAATCAATGGTCTCTAACCGCCAATCGTAGGCGCTGTAGCGCTTTAATTCCTTCGGAGGATACTTTGTATGCACGAGCGTCAGAACGTCGGCCGACTGCGTGTATTTGATCTCTGCGAGGTCGTCCGCTTCATACGGCGTCGTAATCTCGTAGGGAGAGCTGCCCGACATCAGCGTTGCGCCGTTCGTGTGGAAGCGGGCGTACTTATCTCCGAACTCAATGACCATTGTTTGATCGGAAGAAAACTTAAACGGGATAAGGCGGGTTTTCTTATCCGCATACTTCGTTGCCCGCACGAACTCAAGCCCGGGGCGGTTGAAGACTGCGCCCTGCGGGGAGCAAATGAAGTTCTCGCACTTGGCTAGTCCCGTCTTGTACTTCTGATCGTCCACGCGGCCGAACATAGCGGGCGAGACCACGCCGCCCGCAAAGGAAACCTGCACACTTTTAATAGCCATTGAAGCCTCCCCGTGCTTTTATCCAATCAGGCACGTGCTCTGCGGGCTGATTCTTTTCCTTGGCGTCCTTGCGCGTTGCTTCGCCCAATGCGATCTGATAGTTGCGCATACAGGCGTTCACCACCGTAATGCCCTCTTTGCTCTTGATAATGCGGCCTGCGAGATCGGAGGCTAACCGCCACGCCAATGCGTCGATAAAGAGTGAGGTGAAAGACCCCGGGTTCGGCGTGGCGGTTATGTAACGCACAATCGGCAGTTCGCAGTCGGTATAGAGAACCCGCTGACCGCCTAAAGATTCGATCTCGTAATGTTCGTTCTCGGGCGCATAGTAGTGCGTCGTGTCATTAAGACTCTGAACAGAAATGACTCGGGCGCACTCAGGCGGCAGAACGTAGGCCGCGGCCCACCCGTGGGTATCCTCGGTCGCGAGCTTGCCCGGCGCCATTCTGACTGTCGCGAAGCTCCAATCGTGCGACTCAAGAAGAGAGCCTAAAGCACGCTGATAAAACGCCGCGCAGGCCGCCGCGTGCTCGCTTCCTTCGGGAGGGTCAAGCGAGATGATCGAGCCATCCTCGCCGATACGAGACAGAGCGAGGTTGCAGATTTGAACTTCACTTGCCATTTAAAAGCTCCTAAAAAAACGGGCGCACGCGGCGCCCAAAACTCTTCCCATGGAGTAACTCAAATGCAACTGGCCCGATTACTTAGTCTGCATATATGCAGTGGAGCCTTTCCAGCCGCTTTGCTGTTCCACGCCCCAAGTGATAATCGTAGATAGTGTTGCCTTAGCGGCAGGAGCGTCGGCGCCTGCACCTTTGGTCGGCGTGTAGTAGGCGCGCAGATAGCGCTTTGTGACAGCCGGGAGTGCCAAGTCGATGATTAAGCCCTCATCGGGGATGGTCACGTCAGGACCCGTGAGAAGGTCCGTGTACGTGCCACTCTCAGTGTCACACTCCTGAATCTTTACCTGAATGAGTCCGGTGGAACCTGCCTCGACCGTGGTCACCACGTGCAGTACGCCGTTGGAGCCCGGGGTCGGGGAGGTCTGACCGAAATCATAGGTGTTGGTGGATGCGGCGGCCGCGGTTACGACTTGGCCGTCGGAGAGTTCGTTAAGTTTGTCAACAATCATTCTTTTCTCCTAATTAGGCGTCAAACGGAACCTTGGACTCGCCAAATTCGAGCGCGTCGCAGATAGCGATAGGAATACCGTCGTATCTGTCAACGTCCTTACCCGCAACTTCAGAGATGCCGTAGCGGACGTTCTTAGCGTGTTTGAACTGTTTCTTAAGGCAGTTCTTAACGGTGCGGTTACAGCAGATCACGAAGCGGCCGCCGTTTGTAAGAGACGGCATACGGTTAATCGCGTCGGAGAGCAGATCGTCAAGATCAACGGCGCCCGCGGTAGAAGCGTCGGCTTTCAGAGCGGCCTTGGAGATGTTGGCAATGCGGACGACATAGCGCCAATCGCGAAGCACGAGGCCCACGTCCCAAGAGAATTTTGTACGGGTAACGTCGAACTTGCCGCCATTGGCGTCTTCGGTTGTGACAATGCCCTTGTCTTCGGTCTTCAGACCTGCGGAAGAACCTTTCGGGTAGGTCATAAAGAGAGTGCGCGGAGAGCAGCACATGACCCAAATGGAGGTCAGGTCGGAGGACTTGCCGGAAGCAATGGTGCCGCCGCCGTCGATGACGTTTACGGCGTTGTCAGCCGCGGACTTCTTGCCTGTGGCGTAGCGAGCTGTGAGACCGAGAATAGCTTCGGGGTCTTTCTTGTTGTCGCCGTAGAAGATAGCGCGGTCAACTTTCTGATTCATAGCTTCGACGAAAGCAAGCTCTTCTGTGAAGCGGAAGTCTTTGTCCCAACCGTTGATCTCAAGAAGCTGAGTATCAACTTCGGCCCAAGCCTCAATGCGGCCAAGAGAGTCTTTGACCTGTTTGGTTGTGGACTTGGACGGCTGGACGCCCCAATTGAGTTTTTTCCATGCAACGGTCGGAAGCCCTGTGCGAACGGTTGTCACGTGTTCTGTGACGCCATTGGCCTCGATGGTTGTCATGTAGTTACGAAGCTCGCTTGTTTCGTTAAGTGCTTCGATGATGTCGGTATCGACACGTTTGTCAGGACCCATACGGCTTGCAATATCTGCAAGCGTCGGATTGTATTTTGCGTTGGTGGACATTTCCTCTCCTTCTTGATTACTTCATGTTCGGGGTATTCGGATAACGGACGAAAGGCTGAGTCTGCGGACCATTGCCTGCTCCCACGCCTTGATCTTCTTGGAGCGTCTTGCCGACGCGGTAGAAGAGTCTGAGAATCTCGGGGTTGCAGCCGAGACCCGAGACAGCGAGAACTTTTTTAAGTTCGGGCGTGGCGTACTTGTCGTATGCAAGTTTTGCGACGCCGAGGTTACGGTTGTAGTTGGCGCCCCCGATTTCAGCGTCGGCCTTAGCAGAAGCAATCCACTCGTTGGCGTAGCCTGCAAGTTTCTGCTGAAGATGTGCGGCAACTGCTGGCGTCATGGAGCTGACGAGCTTCTGCGCTTTCTCCTGAGAGAGACCAAGCTCGCGGGCGGCTGCGCCGAAGTCCTTAGCGGATTCCTCAGAGAGCTTGCCGTAGTCGCCCATGTCGAACTCGGCGTAGTGCTCGGGGGCTTCGCTTACCGGCTTGTTATCCTGCGGTGCGGCTCCTTCTCCCAACGGATTGGGAAGTCCGCCCTGCTCGCCTAACGGGTTAGGCATTCCGCCCTCAGTTGTTGCTCCTGCGGGAGCGGGTGTCGGCGCCGGTGTCGGAGCCGGTGTAGGGGCGGGCGCCGGAGTCGGTGCCGGTGCGGGTGTTCCGCCTTCTAAGCCTTCTGCCATTTTTTAATCATCTCCTGTTGCATTAACAAAAACTTGTGCGGACAAAGCGCCTGAATCTCTTCGAGGAGCCGATAGCCCACTTGTTTGCGGCCTTCTGCAAAGGCCATGTCAATCGAGACATCCGAAGCCTTCGGGTTGTAGGTCGAACAGAACACACCGCTTTCGCTCATCAAGGACCAAACGAAGCGGCGGCCCTGTTCGGTTGAAAGCACGGTTTCGAGGTCGTTTCGTCTCTCGCGTAAGCGGTCTTCCGTCTCACGTTCAAGCTCTTCTCGCTCGATCTCTCGTGCGTCCCAATCGAACTTTTCTGCATTGTCAACCATCAAAATCTCTTCAAGTATCAGTTAGTAGCCCGTAAACGCCTGCATGATCTGCTCGGGGCTTTGGCCCTGCATGGTCACGCCCATGTTCTTGGCGGCCTGAGTCGCCCCTTGGAGCTGTTCCATAGCGGCGGCCTGCTGTTCAGCCTGCGCTCTCTGCTCACGGATGACGGCAACTTTCTTGCCTGAGACAATGAAGCGCGGGTCAACGCCCAAAGCGTCGGCATACCACTGCGGCCAAAAATCAAGATCGACGTTATCCACGATGTCGGGGCGCATACCTGCGAGGTTGCCGAGCACCGAGAACATACGGTCTACGGAGTTGGTGCTAATGGCTTTCTGAGCCTGAGCGAGGATGGAAATAAACTCGACGTTCAACTGCTGACCCTGCAAATCTTCGGGGAGCGGCGGCAGAAGGTCTGCCTGCACGAGCTTGTTAAACACGATGTTGATTAAGGGGTCGAGCATTTCCGCGTTCAGACGTTCAAGCACGGGACCCATCAGCAACATCTTCTCTTCGTGGCGCTCCGTGACTTCGGTCGCCGTCATGGTCTTGTCGGTGGAGTTGACCATCAGCATGAAGATGTCGCGGTAGAAGGCCTCGTTAATGCGTTGGCGCACGTCCTGAATATCGACTAGCAGAGAGTTCAAGTCGAGATCGACCATGTACGCGGAGCGGATTTGCTGAGCCTGCTGTGCGTTGGAATACGGAATAACGCCGCCCGGCAAGAACTGCGTACCCATGTTTTTCATTTCACTCGGGATAAGGACGGGCGGGTGGACTTTGTAGTCAATCGCCTGCGACTTGCGGAACTGCATCTGCTGCAACTGACAAAGGTCGCCCAACGCCTCCATGCCCGGACTTGTACCGTAGATGTCGCCGCCTGTGACCGACCAACGGGCGCACATAGCAGGAAACTCGGTAAAGCCTGTTTCGCGTAAGACCTTGCCCTTGTCGCCGCTCTTCTCGAAGTACACCGACAAGTACGGCATATTCTTGGCGTCGGTCTTCCTCGGGTCGCGCTCCGTGCGAGGCTCAATCGCGTTGATAACCTCAACCCATTCGTCGAGCTGTCCTCGGTCGTACATATCCTTGACCGTGCGGCTGACGTTGGCTAGTCCGAACTCTTGCACGAGCATTGCGACCGTCATGCGGAACTCTCGGTACACCGTGTTCACTCGGCCTCGGGAGTCCGTGGCAATAGCGAACTCACCGATGGTAAGCGGGTGGCAGTGAATCACGCGGTCGAAGTCGTCGTAGATCAGTGTTGCAGACGTGCCGAAGGCTCCCAATTCCTCATAGGCCATTTGCAAAGCACGGTAGGTATTGGACTTGTAGAAGACCATCTGCATGAGAGAGGTGACCTGCGACATCCACACCTTGACCTCGTAGCTCTCGTCAAGCTCGGGGTTGAACGTCGTGAGACGGAACCACGGGCGCGCGGGACTAGTCATGCCCGACATCATGCCGCCCGAGAGGGTGCGCAGTGCGCGGGTGCCCGTGCTGTCGAGAATCTTGCGGAATGCGGCCTTGCCTCCGCGGTTATTCTCGGTAGGCAGAAAGCGACCCGCTCTCGGCAGAAGCACCTCGCTGATGTCCTTCCAATGCGACATCCAAGAGGAGCGTTCTTCTTTCAAAGCGTCCCAGCGGCGTTGGACTTTTTCTCTAAGTTCCATGATTAGCCTCCGAGAAGGGTGCCCCCTTTCTGAAGTTGGAGTTGATTTTGGTCAATGCCCTGAGCGCCCGACAACATAGTGGTGCCGAGGTCAGAGCCCGTGTTGGCTTCAAGCAAAGAGCCGATGTCAGCCTGCTTCTGATTTGCACGGTTGTACTGCTCTTTCTGCTGAGCCAACTGCTTGTTGGACTGATCGACCTGCGCGTTAGCCGCGGCGCGCGTTGCCTTGGCCTGACGGTTACTGCTGTAAATGGACGCCGCGGTACTTACGACCGCCGCTCCGACTGCGACTCCGCTCATGCTGAAATCTCCTTCTTTCGGTTCTGTAACTGTTCAAATTCGACGGTGAACTCCTGCTCGGCCTCGTCCACGGTTTTTGCCTGCGTCGCAAAGATCATGGTGATCTCGGTGTCCTCTAAGGCCCATGCCATTTGCTTACGGTTGATCTCGCCCTCTAAGACGTGATAGCCCTCAAGCTCGTACACGCGGTCGCCTGAGTTAATGCGCACGTGACCGCTGACAATGAGAAGCGTGGGCACTCGGATTAGCGTGCCTACTGCCGCCGTGCCCGCGGGCATTCGGATGGTGCGGGCGTACATTCCTCCGTGCAGGGAATGCTCGACGGGGAAGACGTACTCGGGGAAGTTCTGTTTGAGCGCTTCGCCCAATTCCTCGACACGCCGTATCGCGGCTTCCGTAGAGGTCGGTAAAGACAACTCGTTCATACGGGCACCCAATAGACGTGCCGCAGATCGGCGTAGCCTTTAGCGATACAGAGCCTCTCAAGTTCGCTATCAGGCGGCGCGCACAACGCCAAGCCCTTTGCGCCCGAGTCACGGGCGATGTCAGAGGCGGCCCAAAGCAGACGCAGACCTGCGGTACCTTTGCGGTAAGCGCGGCGAAGGTAGAGCGCTTCGATGGTGACCACGGGCATATCGTAGTGACGGGAATGCTGAATCAAGACGGCGGCAAGGCCGACGATCTTGCCTTCGGCGATGACCGCCGCAGTCTTCAAGTTGTCCCCGAAGTCTTCATAGGCCTTCCAATCCACTTTGACGGCGCCGGTCTGAGAGTTGTCGAAGGCTCGCGAATACTCCTCAATGAGTTCGTCAAAGCCCGGGTAAGACATAACCTCCTGCGTGCTCAATACCTTCACGTGCATAAAGTTCTCCGTTGTTTTGCCGTAGTATCGGGCGCAGAAAGCTCGTCAAGTATCAGAAGCGGAAATCGAGGGGGTTGTAATCCATGCGGGCCTGTGCCACGTGTTGGTTGGTGCGCTGGTAGTCTTCGGGTGAGTATTCCGCGATCAGCATTGAAAACGTCAGGCAGAAGGCGTCGGCGATATCGGGGGAGCTTAAACCCCGTTTTTTCATGCTCTCTTTGCTTTCGAGCTTGATAGCACCCGACGGGCGTATCTCGTATTCCGGCGCCACAAGGTCGTGTTTCAAGTCCTCGTCCTCAACGAGGCACCCTTTCTTAAGCCACTCTCTCGCACGACCCCATATCTCGTCTCTCTTGCGGTCGAACTGATCGGAGTCGTCGGCGGCCATAGAGAAGTTGATGCCATAGACTTCCTTGTAGCCCGCGTCCAAGAGGATGTCCACGACGCCTGCGCCGACGCCCGTCTCGTCCACGAAGCAATAGACCTGCTTAAATCCGAGTTCGTAGCAGTAGGCGATAGCCTTCTTGATCTCGTGAGCTAAGGCCACAACAGAGAGGCCGTGGAAAACTCGGTAGGGAAGTTTGGCGTTTTTACCGAACCGGAAAAAAATTACGGAGTCGTCGTCACCATATCGCGCCACGTCCACGCCGATGGTGGCAACGGTCGGGTGATCGGTTGGTGCGCGCTTCATAGCCTCTTCAACCGAGAAGGAAGGTATGAACTGATTGCTCGCTTGGTTCGGGAACTCACCTCTGACGCGGACTCTAAAGAAGTCGGAGTCTTCGCCATACTCTTCCTTCCATGCTTCGATCTGCCGCTTGTTGGTAATCGCCACGTCGCGGGAGTCCACGTGCCGTGTGTCCCACGTGGCGCTCTTCTTGCGGTCGTTAAAGGCAGCGTAGAACGTACCCGAGGCTCGTGTCGGGTTTCCGAACATAAACATGAAAGGTTCGCCGTCGGTCAGACCGCCTTCGGCCACCTCGAAGATTTTTTCAGAGATACCCGAGGCTTCGTCGAAGATGTAGAACGGAGACGATGACGCGGCGTGCTGACCTGCGAAAGACTCGGAGTTTTCCTCTTTACAAGTCACCGCGTCCACTCGCCAAGTCTCGGGCGCTTCCTTTGCGCGGATGGAGTCGGCGGTGTACTCGAACATATCGGAGACGACCGAGCGCTTCATCCACTTGTTGATCTCAGCCCATGTCTTGGTGGTGAGCTGAGAGGCGGTCACGGCAGTGACAATGCCCTTGCAGTGCGGGCGGGTTGCCATAAGCCAAGTCACAAGAAGCGCGGTAAGGCAGGACTTGCCGATACCGTGGCCCGAGGCGATAGCGATACGCTGAGGCATGACGGCGTTCACACCGTCAAAGCCGCGTTCTCTGACGCCGCGGCCGATGTCTTCCAGCAACTCGCAGACCCACTTGTCGGGGCCGAAGTCGCAGTGAAACTGAGAGCGCCACGGTTCAGGCAAGCGGACGACAGACATCTCGGGGAGCTGTCCCCACGGGAAAGCCCACATCACGAACCCCAAAGGGTCGTCAAAGAACTCGGCAAGCCGAGTAGCGATCTCTTGTTCAAGGTATTTGTCAGACACGAAAAAGCCCCGGAGGTTAAATTCCGAGGCTATTGTGGTTTATGCGAGGTGGTTCAAGTGTCAGTCTTCGTCGCCGCTGTCCATGACTTCCTCTCTGAGCTTAACGCCTTTAAGACGAGGGACTCCCCTTACCGTTACCGACGTAAGTCTATATCTTCGTTTCATTTCAGACATTAACTTACTTCGAGAGTTAAGCCCGAACCTGTTCTTGCTGTCCCTCGCGTAACTGCACCAACGGTCATTTAGGACCCGACCATCTACATGGTCTTTCTCGTTTCCTGTGAAGGTCAATGTTTCCTCAACGAACTGTCCGAGAACATCATTCTCTTCGCGGTGCCTATCTACTGCTTTTTTCATTTTTTCAGGTTTCTGAAGGCCTTCTTTCTGAACTCTCAGAGCACCTTCAATCACCCAATTGAGAATACCTTCGTATTCAAGAGCGAGCTTTTCACGAAGGTGCTCGTCCTTCACAAAGTCAGGGTCATTCTCAAAGTTTCTCGGGAACTCAATCACACTGATACGGCCCCATGTTCCGTTATCCATTTCCCTAATGTCGGGGAAATAGTTTGTCGCGATAAACGGAATACCGACGAGAGAGAACCTTTCCTGCTTGGCGGCGTAGGGAGCGCGGACGCTGATCTCGTCACCGCCCGTGATTCGCTTCATTTGTGTAGCGTTGAACCTGCCGCCACGCTCTGTCTCAGGCAGCTCGATAAGACGGGCGCCTCTGAGGTCGATCAGGTCTGAACGGATCGAGCCGCCGCCGGAACCAAAAAACACGTCTTCGCTGGCGGTGCGTTGGTAGTCCCCGAACGTCGCCCGCATACCCTCAAGAATCGTTGACTTACCGTTACAGCCGAAGCCATAAAGAAAAACCATGATTCTTTTGTTCGTCTGTCCGAGCGCGGCCTGCCCGACTACCTTTTGGAAATAGTCAACCATCTCGTCGTCATCAAGACATTCTCTCAGTGTTTGCTTCCAGCGGGGGCAGTCGGCCTCGGGAACGAAGCAAATGTTTGTGTGCTTAGACACATAGCGTTGCGGGTCGGGCTTTAAAAATTCCCCTGTGGTGAGATCAATGTCTCCGTTGCCTACCCCGAAGTAGCGAAGATCTGCATCAAAAATATCACTAACAACGCACATATTGCTAATGGCCATAAGATACCCGCGAACTTTTTCCAACAGGGAAGGAAGGTTCGTATCGTACTTTTTTATAAGCCCGTCAACTGTCTTCTTGAGAGTCGTATTGCCCGCATACTCAACACGTTTTAAATTGAGGATATAGTCCATTGCATGGGCTATCCGCTTATTCGCGAATGCAACGTGCTTATCTGCCCAATGGCCGTTTTCATAAATCATCCAACGGTTAGCGTCGGGGATAAATTTCAACGTGTCTCTGAGGTGTTCGGATGTAGCAATAGCAAGAGTCTTTTCGTTTATGACATACCCTGATCTTTCCATTCCGTTAGGGATGTGCTTAAGAAGTGTGCCGTACCCCACTAGGTCTGTTCTGTCCGATCTAAACGATCTCCATTTAGCCTCTATCTCCGCGTGGTCCTTGTAGTTGGGTGCCTGCCTCGACCACCTGTCCCAAACCTCCATAGCCATTGGGTCGGCGTCGAACTCGAAGTGTCCCGCTTGTCCCGCCGTAATCCAATCTTTGTAGTCGGCGGGGTTGAGGTTTGAATCAAATAAATCACGCTCGTACTGCGCTATTGTCTTTCCTAGCTTCTTATCAAAGTTAAGAATCTCCAAGTCTTCAGGGGTTAGCTTTTTATTGACCTCAGCCAACGCACCGTTCGAGGGATGCGGTAGATCATAGCCAAGAGATCGTGCAATTGAGTCGATCTCCTGCATGATCTTTTCAAAGTCCTCGGAGGTCAGAGGCGGGAGGTCTTCTACCGATAAAAACTCGGGCGACCCATTCTCCCATTCGTACTCTTTGCCTGTGCCCGGATGTATTCCGAAAGCGACAAACTGCTGGTTCTTGCCTCTGAACTCAATCTGCGCTGTTACGCGATCATCCCCTTCGCCCTTCGTGTACATTGGCGAACGAGTCGGTGCGAGGTTATCGACGTTACGAAAAAGCATTGCAAACTTCGGGCGTGCTCCGTAACGGGTCGGTATAATGCAGTCAGGATGCAGCTTTCTGATAACCGCCATTATCCTGTCTGCGAATTCGTGCTCGTAGATGTCAGCATCCACGCACATTACGTCTTCGCCGCAGATTATGCCAACGCTTCGATCTGCGGCGTTGTCATTTTCGCAGTCTTCGGCAGTAACGACCTTTCTAGTCCAGCCGTTCTCCATCGGATTCTTTCCTCTTCCTGCGATCTTAACAATTCGGTAACCGTTCACAAGAAGGAGGGGTCCCTGATCTCTAAAGTAGTTCATTTATTCTCCTAATGAGGCTTCGTAATCCTCAATTATCTTTTTCACGCGTTTTGCTTCGCTTTGAGCAAAAATTTCTATCGCGTGTTCAATCACATAAAACTGTTTCGACGGTTCCTCCACCGTATATCTATAGATCGTGGGCAGGGACACGCCTGTCTTCTCAGCAATTGCTTTTGGCGTTACACCGATTTTCTTCAGAAAAAGAACATTGTCTCTCACTGAGGGTTTCATAGTCTCCTCTAACTTAACTAATTTTTAGTTATGTTATCACGCTGAAACATTTTCGGTCAATTACACATGAGGTGTTTACGTTTATTAAAACTTGATATAATTTTTATCAATAAATACCTAAGCAAACAAGGAGAAAGTCGTGGATGTTTTCAGCGTTGTACCGTTCTCGACGCGCTTAACGCAACTCATGCAGGAGAGAAACTTAACCGGCTATCGCCTTGCCAAACTCACGGGATTGAGCCAAGTTGCAATCATGGCTATTGCAAAGGGAACGACTAAAGACCCGCGCCCCGATAACCTTAGAAAAATCGCTGACGCACTTCAGGTTCCCTATCAGGAAATGCTAGAAGGAACCGACCTTGAGCCTGATGTTTTCACAAGCGACAACGACATCGAAGCGCCCCTGAATGAGCCGCTTCACGAGGCCTACAAGGTAACGGCGGAAACGCTCGCGAAACTTGATGTTGAAGACGGGTTCAATCCTTTTCACGACAAAGAACTTCTCAGAGAACCCGTCCCTCCCAACTTCGGCGGTTCTAACTTCGCCGTCGTAAGAATGACCCATGCTCTTATGGAGCCCGAAATTAAAGTCGGAGATTGGGTGTTCGTTGACCTAAATGCGCCGAAACTAACCCAAGAAGATTTTGACGCTGTGCTGGACGGTCGAAAATTAAATCGAACCTTTTACACCCATGCCGAAGAGCTTGACGACGGCACGCTGATAGCGGCGTTGGTAAAGCCCGTAGGCAGTGGTGAGAGAGCCATAATCGGCAGGAAGATGACTGCGCCCGACGGCTCCCTGAGAATTACTTTCGGGAATCCTCCGACCGAATTTTCACCGGTTATCAAAAAATTCTTAGGCCGTGTCGTAGGCATAACGCGGGCTTATATCTCCTCAAGCCGAGAGGAAAACGAACTGTTTGCCTAACCCACAACCTCGGCTTCGATGATCTTGTCTTTCGCTTCCCGCAGACGGCGCCGGGCGTCGATAATGGCCTGAGCGCGGGAGTCGGCAACCTCCACCTTCACGGCGTCGCCATAGCGGTCAGGCGCCCTTCTTTTCAGGATGTCAATCGTGGCCTGCACCGCGAGCTTGCGGGCAAACACATTGTCGGCGGTTTTGGTCACGGTGACCTGTCTTCCGTCGGCTAAGGTCGTCACAACCTCGTCAACCGTTATAAACGGCTTGTGAGCGATTTCCAGTGCTCGATCAGCTAGGGCATCGCACCCAATGTACATCGCCTCTTCTAGACGCATTTTGAGGCCTTCCTGACGATTTTTTCGATAGGTGTACTGACTCCTTGTAACGCCCGCGGCGTCGAGCCATCTCTGAAGCACGCCTCCCGAGGACAAAAAATCGCAGAGGTGCTGTATGCGGGCCTCGCATAAAACGTCCCCGTCTTCTGCGGGCGGAATATCACGCGGCACCAATCCCAGCTCGGGCATTACCATCTCTCGGAGCGCGACTCTTCCTTCGCGATTGCGGAGCGACTTATCCGGTTTCTTGGAGCGGCAGACATTCTGCGCGGCTTTCTCTTGAGTTGTCGGCGGCTTCCATTCCTTTACGCTGGCGCCCGCCTTGGTCTTTACTTCCCGCATACGATCTCCTTTCTCTTCCAAGACATGGGAGGCTGACTCCTGCGAACTCCGCGGATGTAGGAGCGCACCGTGGACTCGGACATTTCCATTTTGTCTGCGATCTCGCGAGTTGTCATTCCCGTGGTTCGGAGCATAAGAACGTGCTCGACATCGGCGTCGGTGAACTTTGCGCGGGGATGTCCGCTGCCGATTCGCCGCCCTTTGTCGTTGTAGGCAATATCGACGTAGATCTTCATTTTCTCTTGGGATTTCATATTGTTAGCCGTAATTGTAAAACGGTTTTTCACAATATGGAAAATTTTTCTGGGTGCGTTAAAGATCACCCCTCCGAGGTCGAAACGGTTTGGGAGCGGCAAAAATTTCTCGGAGCAGTAAGAGGCGGCGGCGCGCGGCCGGCTCAGGGGGTGGGGGTCGGCGCGGCAAACTCCCGGGGAGAAAGGTGGGTAAGGATATGTATAATGCAAGCATTTAGAGAAGTATTCAACATAATTACTATAATGTTGAGTAAAAAGCAAGGCGGCCGACACGCGCGCGATCACGATGGGGTTATTTGTCGCGTGGTCTTGCCAAAAGGCTATGAAACAGGCGCGCCGCTCCGGTGTTTCGCCCGTTTAGCACCGATACGCCCGCGCCGCCCTGCTGCTGAAAACAGCATCGGGGCTT